AACGCCTCTTGCAAACCTAAAAACTGGAATAGCAGCAAGAGGGTCAAGAAGACCTGCGGCAAGCGTCTGGCCTACAGAAGCCTTGCTCGTCACGCCTCTATCTGCTTGCTTTTTTAAATAAAGCTCCTTCTTTACATCAAACTCTGCTTTTGTGGCAGCAAGCATAAGGTCTTCTTCAATTGGCTTATAGAAAGGTTCTACCACACGATCAAACTCTTCTCTTTCAGCCCATCTATTATAAAGCCCATTTGAAACAACAGGGTCTTTCCAATAAGAAATGTTACTGTAAACAGAATTTGTAAGCGTAGGGTTAAAGAATGAAGTTCGCTGACCAGTAACGGGCGTTAGAATATATGGTTCTGCCATTATTTTTCCCCATCCAACATTTTCTGGATTTCATCTAAAATAAAGTCAGGAACTTCATCAACACTTTTATAGCCAAGAAGCTTTCTGTAAGCGTCAACTCTAGTTATATAATCTTTAGCAAGCTCATTTGACTTTGGCCCATAACCTGTGTCGTATTTTTTCTGTGTTCTGATCCAATTTAACGTTCTACTTTTTACTTGAGACAGCCTATTTTTTTGTGTGTAAGTAAGGCCATTATCGTCGCCCTCTGTTACAAGGTCTATAAGCGTATCACCTAATGATTTTGTTTCGGTTTTTACTCCCGAAAGGTCTTGCAATTTGCTTATAAGAGCTTGCTCATTTGCAGTTCCAACGCTTTTTACAGCATTTTTGTAATTTTCTTCGCCAAATTCAGTTATTAACTGTTGCTCCAATTGACCTAGATTTGTTTCTTCGGCCCCAGACTCAGTATATACTTCTGGCTGTTCTTCAACTCCATAAAACTGTTGCTCAAGGTTAGTAAGTTCAGCCTCGAAAGATGCTTTCAAATCATTAAGGCCAAAAGCAGAGCCAACAACTTCGTCAACACTTCCATCCTGCCTCATTCTAAACACCATCCATATAGGATTTGCAGCATCGCTAGATGGGTGAGCGCCAACAAAAGCACGATCAACCTGATCTAACTCAGCCAAGTGATTCGTTAGATTGCCAAACAAATCCTTTGTTGTTTGAATCGGATATATGTCTGGGTCGTGCCTCATTTGAGTCACAGTAACTTTTGAGTTTGGATAATATTTTACAAGCCTTTCTTGGCCTATATTTAAAATATTAATGTTTTGGAGCTTTTGCGCTATAAACCTATCAAACTTTGGCTTGTCATCCGCACTAAGATAATCAGTCCAATGAAGAGCCGAAAACTCACTGCCACCAGTAAAGATCGAATAAGCATTAGGGTCTTCCACAAAACCTGTTTCATAAATGCCCTTAACAATTTTTTTCCAATTATTGCCCCCGATTTGATTTGCTATAACCGCAGCCTCAATAACAGGAGTAATGCTAGGAATTAATTGAGATGGAATACTTGCGGCTAATGCCAAAGAAGTAGCATCTTCAAAATTAGTCATGCCTTTAAACTGTTCTTTAGTTAAATTTTGGGCAATTAAAACTTCATTTATAAACCTGCCAACACCACCTTGATAAGATGCTGACACCAAATCAGCCATTGAGAACACTTTGAGCTTGGCTATATCTTCTTGGCTTAGATCGCTATCAATACCCAAATATGCAGGTTTAACTTTTAGCCTTCCATCTTGAAGAAAAAAGAACTCTTCCCTTAAGTGCATAGCAAAGTTTTCTGCCTGTTGGTCATTTAACTGACCATCAAGAAGGCTTCTTGCAGAATCCACAATAAGCATATTAGGAAAATACGGATTGCCCTTAGAGTAAGTTAAGAAATTGCCTATGCCTTTAATTTCTGAAATCTGTTCACTTGACATTGTGTATAAATCAGGAAAGTCACTTGGATTAAGGCCAAGCATTTCAGCAGCAGTGTTTGTAATACCCCTTGGGTCTTTTAATTGTTCAGAAGTAAATGGTGTTTTAGCGTCAATTTTAGCCTCTAACTCAGTTTTTGTACGCGCTTTTTGTGCTGAATCAATATCTGCACTTTCGTTTGAGGCAAGACCTGAAAGAACAGATGTAATTTGTTTATTATTAAAACGAACAGGAGTACCTTTAATGTTTAATTGAGCTTTATTTACAGCGTCAGCAATTAGCTTTTCTTCTTGTGTAAGCTCTACTGTAACATCCCCTAGAAAAAAACTTTCTAACCTTTGTAAAGATTCTACTTTTTCGCTTGGATTTTGAGAAAGACCCCCTAATGTTTTTCTCAATTGAGAGTCAGCATAATCATCAACAATTTTTTGCGCCTGTGAGGTTAATACATCTATACTAGCCCCAACCGCATCCCCCTCCCTTACTAAAGCTTTCCCAACATCTTTAAATTTTACACCAGAGCCAGCTCGACCTACAAGGCCTGACGCAAATTCTTTAAAACCTTCTAAATCATCTTCATTTTGTTTAGCGGTTATTGCGTTTGAAATTTCTTTCCAAGCGCTTTGATACTCAGTCCCAATTAACTTTTCTGAGCGAAATGTTTCTTTAAACTTCTCTGCAATTGCTTTTGCATCACTTAACGATGTTGTGTTCAGCTTTATACTTTGCAAAGTAGATGTCTGAAGCCGATCCATAGCCAACGAAAGTGCAGCTTTTCTATCTTGCTGTACAGTTGTGGCTATTTTTTTCCGACCAGTTAAAAAATCCTTAAATGGAGTTGGGTTCTCCATCATAAGGTCAAAATACAGATTAGCGTGTTCTTTTGGCAGTATGCTAAAAAGAACTTTTGGGTCTTTAATCCCATCAATTAGAAAAGAAATCTGCTCTTTATTTAATACAGTATGGCTAACACCGCCTTTTGCTGGTCCTTTTTTTGGCTTTCTAGGCAAAGAAAGCAATTGAGACATAAGACCTGCGGCAAGCTGTTCTTTCTGCTTTATTACTGCCGTCTTTAGTTTGCCAAAAGCTTCAGCGCCAATGTCAGCCTGATAATAAGCAGCTTCATCAAGCAGAGTATCCATCTGCGCCATAATGCTTTTTACTTCTATTGGAGTAAAATTTCTGCCCTTAATGTAAGCTTCGGCTGATGTGTCTTCAAATATTTGAGTGTTATCGAAAACTTGCTGCTTAAGGTCAGCGACAAAAGCTTTTTGTTCCTCGGCTATCCGCGCTTGCTCAATTCTTCTTTGTTCGGCAAACACTGCGCCAACATTTGAAGCCGCGCTAAATTCTGTATTCAGATCAGCAGAAAGAGAAACAAAGTCTGCTTGTGTAAAGTCATCAGAGAGCAGCATAACTTGCTTTAGCGCGTGTTGAGCTTTTTGTGGCAGTATATCCATTATTGCCTTGCTGCCGCCTACTTGAAGGTAGGTTTGTATCATGCCCGAAAACTCTGCGACTTCTGGCTGCTTTAGTATAGTTGAGATTCTTCCTTTAAGGAAAGCTGTTTTTGCCGCTTTAAACTCTTCTATAGACTTGTTGTTAGTCGCAATCCCTAGCGTTTTGAAGTCTTCAAACTGTGTGCCAACTGCGGTTTGTGTTTGGTAAAACTCATGAAAGTCACCATCGCCACTTGCACCTGAGTTATAAGCCGACTCATAGAAGTCATTTAAAAGCCGAGAGTAAGCAAGTCTTGTTTCTTCTTGCATTTTTTGGATTTGCAAAACTTCAAGTTGGCTTTCGCCTCTGGTTCTTGCTGATGCTCCTGCGTCAACAATGACTTGTTTGTAATAGCCAGACGCATCTTGCCCAATACCTTCTAGGTAAGCATTGAGGGTCTGCTCAAATAACTCTGGAGCATTGTCTTCAACAGAAACCTTTTGTGCAATCTCATTGGCTTTTGCTGATATTTGATCGCTTACAGATGTTTGGAAGCGTTGAAGAAGAACTCTCTCAAAAGCGTTTTTCCGAAACTCCCCCATGTGATCTGCTTGTTGAGAGGCAATTGGTTTTTTGGTATCTGGGTCAAAGGAGAGTATTTCATTAATTCCAAGCTCTGCTGCTTGTAGCTCACCTGACTCAATAGCTTTGTTTTTTTCAAACTCAAAAGCTCTGGCTCTCATTTTGGCGGCTGACTCTTTTACAGCCTGACCAATTTCTTGCCCTGCAACTGGAACTCTGGTAACGCCAATGGGCGCAATCCCAAATCTTTTTTGTTGTCTTACAATAGCCATTATTGAGTCTTCTTCCAATCAAAGTAGGCTTCACCACCAGTCGTTGCAGCTTCCATCATTGAAGCATAGAGGCTTTCTCGACCTTTTCTCATTGTGGCTGCACCCTGTTGTTTCATAGCAAGCTGATTTATTCTTGCCATAATTGCTACATCTGAAATGTCACTCCCAACAACTGCTTTATCAGCCCTTTTTTGAGCTAACGCAGATGGATCAGATACATCACGACCAAATTTACTATACAAAGCGTCTGCACTTTTAACCGCGCTTTTAAATGCGCCTATCGCTGCTGTGCGCGTTTGTATCCCTTGCGCATTTGCAAGTTGAGATTCAGTGCCAATATTAAACGTTTGAAGCTTTGCTGTTTGATAAGCGCCTATCCCTTGGATTAAAGCACCTCCAGCTTGCATTAAGCCTAATGCTAATTGAGCGCTCATATTATTAACTCCGCGATTATTCCATTGACCTGCATAGTAAGCGGGTCATCTTGTTCAATTGTAACCTGTGGGTCACGACTATAACCCAGAGAGCGAAACTCTTTTTTACCAGTAAATCCAGAGGCCATCGTTGGCGTTCTGCTGTTTACCTTAACTGAGTTTGCGTTCTTTAAGTCTAAAACAATGTTGGTAATTCCTCTCGCACTGCCAGTTGCAGGGCCATTGCTTACAGCAACATCAACAGGATTTGTTATTATTTTAGCTGTGTACTTCTTGCCTACATAGGCGTGAGTGTAACTTGATGCCGAGTGCGCAGACAAATCAACCTGATTGCTTCCATTTACAGTAAAAGCTCCAAGCGAATATTGCGTGGAGTCTTTAATAGCAATTACATCAACAGAATCGCCAGAAGAATATACAGCGCTTACATCAACAACATTAGTTGATATTGCACCATACAACCAGAAATCCAAACCAACCTCAGTATCAAACTCACAAAGCTTTAAGTTACCATCTGAATCATAGACATTAGCAAACAAGCGATCCTCAATGCTGCAAACCGATCCAAATGTGCCATTGGCTACTACCCTAGTCCATGATGCTCTCTTCTCTGCTCTGTTTGAGGAAAACAAAGCAAGGTCGCCATTGTTAAGAGTTAAGGCAGCGTATGAATCTGGAAGGCCAAAGCCGCTATGAACAACGGCTAAATACTTTGGGTTATCTATTAAGTGAGAGGCAATTGTTGAGATAGCTGTAGCTGTATAGGCTTCCTCTGTGTCGGTGTAGATATACTCCCGAATAATCCTACCATTATTCTGCACAAAGATTGTTGCGCCGTCTATTGACGTAGGCTCAACGTGTTCGACCCCATATGGTGTCTGCTTTCTTATCTGTGCGTTGGTCGGCGTAATGGCTTGATTAAGGTAAGTTGGAATATAAAGCTCATTAGATGCAGTGAAGACTTGCAAGTCTCTGTTTGAAACAAGATACCTTATTTCATTAACATCACCTGTTGCAGCTACCATAGAGATAGAATCTGTATCTGCTGCATCGCCTACGTCAAAGTTAAAGAACTCGCCAATCTGTGACATCCAAATATTATCTGGCTCTGCTATTGTGCCGCCAAAGCAAAGGCGGTTTTCATGGAACTCTACCGCCGCAGGATAGCCCCTCTTAGCTGACCAAGCTTGCTCATCCCAATCTGCTCTAGGCGCATGGGTTACAACAGTTACCTGACCACCGCCATCTTCAGCAGAGGAAGCAGCGCCACCCGCAGTAAAGGTAAATGTGTTTTCGTCGATAATGCCGCTTACAGTTCTAGCCCCGTTTAAGTTGCCAGTATTAATACCGCCAGTTGCTGAAGCCCCAGAAAAAGTAATGGATTCACTACCTGAGAAGCCGTGATTTATCATAGTAACTTCTACAGTTGTGCTTCCGTCAATAGTGCGAAATGGATTTAAAACGGACAGGCGAGTTGACAGTTCATCTACAACATTACCTGTTGCCTGAGTTGCAGACTGAACACTGGTTATTGTAATCTCATTGCCGCTATATCTAACCACTACGCCGACATGCAGAGAGTCAGCGTAGTTGCCACCAGACTGACTGCCTGTTGTATCCCAATATGCAGCGCTTGTTGTTAAGGTTATCCCTGTTCCAGTTGTAGCGCTAGGATCAAGCGTTACGCCATGACCTTGGAACTTGGAGTAAGGTTGGAACGTATCGCTGTTATCTGCCCTTTGGTCAAAGCTATATGTAGAAACTTCAAACGCAGTAAGGCTTGTTCGCGTCAACATCCTTGGCGCAAAGAGTGGATGGCAGATAAACATAACATCACCATACTGCGATGTAGTGTATTCTTTTAAATAATCTTGATCGAAGGGAAGCGCTGCGCTACTTGTGTCCGCTGTTATAGTAGAAACAAGACTTACTGTACCATCTGTTAGAAGGCGAAAGCATCTTACTTTCTGGTGTTCTACCGAAATAATGTATTCTTCGTTTTCATCAAAAACAAATGGGAACAAATGCGATTGTTCTTTTGCAGGATTGTTTAAGCTATAGTCGTAGATAAACTTTAGGCCATAACGCTTTTTGACAGACCCCTCTGCCATAACAACCATGTTCTGTAGACTTTGTGCTGACGCATTGTAGACGGCAGTGTCAGTTCTCATAATAAGAGAGTCACTTACTTCGCCATACTGAAAGCTGCTAATTGGTATTCTGATCTTTTGCATTAGCTGCGCCTTTCAGTAATAAACCTCGAAGTGTTTAGTTTGCGCGTTGTTTGTTGCTGAGAGTCAATGTTTCTAGCTTTCATAAACAATGAAGCTGCTTTCTGCTCCATCAAGCCAGCTAACTGCGCATCCCTAGCTATTGAGATTGCAAACGATGCAGCAAGCAAAAACTGAATTGGCGTTGTAAAGTAAGAAGGCCAGTTGGATTCAGCTTCACGCTCAACATAGTCTAAGACTACAGTATCTGTTGAAGTTGCATCACAGAATATTTTGTTCCCATAAATATCGTATTTAATAGCAGTATCGTTAATCGTTACGCCTATTACGGTAATGCAGGAGGCAGGTATGTGATAAGCGGCATCAAACTTACCTTTAGGGGCTGTTGTTAATCTTGTGAGATTGGATTGTGTAGTCGCGAAACGCCACCGAAAAGAAGCAAACGATGTACGAACAATGTCTTCATAAAGAGCGTTTGCAACTTTTGCCTCTACTGTATCAGCCGTAAAATCAGTAATGGCATCTGCGCCAATAAGATATAAGGCGTTGGTTGCAACTTCTATTGCGGAATCTGCTACTCTTGGCATGGCAGTATGGGGGCCGAAGCCCCCACCCCTTAGTTGTTATCTAAGACTTCAAAGACGCCATCATCGTCAATAACGACAGCCCCCATTGACATCATAGATGTTGCAAGGTGAGAGACCTTCTCTGGGACATAGTTAATCTCAGTTTGGACATCAGCATTAATGCCAAGCCCAACAGCCGAAGTATGGTAGGCAAAGTTCTTGCCCCCTGCTACTGCTGAGGTTGAGAAAATCTTAAAGCCCAAGAACTCTTTCATTGTCATGCCACCTGCAAACGGTAGGTTTTGAGGCCCAACGTAATCTGAGGAGGCAAATTCAGTGATTGAGAACAGATCAGCAAATCCCGCAGGAGACATTGCTAGATAGCGCTGCCCATCTTCTGGGACATCTTCTGATCCGAATGTCTCAAAGAGAGTAAGCAAGTCTGCTTTTACAAGCGCACCACCTGTATCAGCGACCTGAGTGCTATTAGCACCCGCGTCTAGTGCGGCAATGATAAGCTCATCAGTCTTACGACCAAGCGCAGCAGCAGCAGACTTTGTTACAGCTTGGCGCTCGTTGATGTTGATTTTCAACTCATCTAGTTTATCAATGTACTCTGGAGCATACCAGTCAGCCATAGTGACTTCGACGGTTGAGTGCGCCAGTTCCATTGCGGTTATGTTGGCATTACGAGATTTCGTAGTTGCCGCGCCTTTTCCGATTACTTGGAAACGAGCAGTTGAACCTGTGACATTTGTAGACCGACAAGTGTTCCGTAGTTTAGAACCCATACGTTGGTAATCTAAATGCACTTCGGCTTCAAACTGCTTGATAAAGGCATTGTCAATTGTATTAGCCATTTTTACAGTCCTTGTTTGAAGTTGCAGTTTACAACGGGTGTCCACTCTCGCACTTCAATAAGGGTATCCTTTCGGGCCTTTCAGTGCATTATGGGCCGTAATGAGCTATCGTAAACATTCTTTTTGTTCGGATTGCAACGCACAAATTCAACATACTTGTTTTCTCCGACCACTGAAGTGCCGACAGGTTCAAAGCCAAGCCAAGCTGCCCACTGCAATATCCCCTCATAATCGGCTAGGATAGTCATGGTCATGTTGGGCTGAGTCTTGTCAAAGAAGTTAACCAACATCCTTGATCCACGCGCTAGCATAGTGAAGTTTTCTTTTATTTTATTTGAGAACATGCAGAACATTTGAGGAAAGTCTTGATCTTCAGTAAAGAACAGACCTCCAACAGCTATAAAGCTTTCGCCTTCTCGCCTTACAAGATAGCACTCGGATGTTTCGTACATCTCAATGATGGCTTGCTCAACGTCAGTGTGACCTAAGATGGCAAGCTCTCTTTTATTTTCCCTACTCAAGTTGGCAACAACTTCATCAACATGACGTAAGGTAAAGGGGGTCATATAATAACGCCCCCTTTTTAAAATCTTAACCTCTTCTTGAGTAAAGGGCTTGGTATCCTTCGGTGACTTGCTTGATGAAGTGAGGGTCGCGGTCTTTATGATATCTTGGGTCACTCATCATCTCCCTTAGATCGGCCTCACTTTGACCTGCTGTTGATTGCGCTTCTGCTGCAAATGAACCGTCCTTCATTGCTTCCATTATTGTTTCAAGCGCAAGGATTCCTTCGTAGCTTTCACACATGCGCTCTACGGCAGGGATTGCTTCAGTAGGAAAGAACTTATCGGCAAACATAGATGCCGCTTGTATACGGTCATTTGCATTTTCACCTAGCTTTGCGGCTTCGCCCTCAAGGTCTGGCTGTGCGTTTCCTACAGCTTGGGAGTACATTTCAATGCCTTTATTAAACTCTTCCTGAGAAAACCCATTTTCAAAAGAATGTTCAGCCCACCACTGTAAAAGCTCATTGTCTACAGCAGACTCTTGGTCAACGCTTTCTGGCAGTTGATAATCACCTGCTGACTCTGGCCTCTCGCTAAAGGCTTCGGTCTGAATCTCTTCGATGATCTTAGATCGAATGTCTTCATCTTTTGTGCCAAGCTTTGACTCTAGCTCCTTATACGCTTTAGCTAAGTCCTCACCTGTGCTGTATTTTTCGGGCAACCACTCTGGTCGTTGTGGTTGGCTGTCTTCTGCTACAACGAAATCACGCTCTTCTGTAGGCGCTTCTACGGCTGTTGCTTCGGCTACTGTCTCGTTCATTTGTTCTTACTCCTGTGCGAATGTGAGATACGTTGCTCAATAAGGCCAACGAGATAACGTTGACCTTCTATATGTCGCAACTCTTCTGTAGTCACATTAGGCCCATTAACCATTTCGATTGTAATGGAGCGCAGATAACGCAGGACTTCCTGTCCTGTGGGCGAACTAAATACATGGGCGATATTGTGGCTTACCTCCACATCTTTAGCAGAGGGTCTTTGTATTCCGTCTATCCCAATATTAACCTTGTTCGGCAACCATCTGTCCCTGTTGCTGTTGCTGCTGCGCCATTTGCTGCGCTAATGCAGCTATTTGTTTACGCTGTTCTTCATCACGAATCAAGCTTTCTGGTACACCAAACTTTTTAGACAGGTGAATTGCAGTCTGCTCACCATCAATTAGAAGCTGCAACATCTCAGGGCCAAACGTCCCACCAACTAATTCTAGGAATCTTGCTACGCTAGAAATGTCTTGGTTTGCTTGTGCTTGGGCTAATGGGGATACAGATCGAACCTTAACCTCTCTGCCATTAACTGTTGGCACTTCAATGCGACCCTGCTTCTTAAGAATATAGATCACACGCTGCAATACTGGCTGAACTAGCTCTGCTTGCAATCTGCCGAAAGCTGCGCCCATTCTGCGAGACAGGTCTGCCATACGCTCTGCGACTTCTGTTGCAGTTGCGGGTGTGGTGTCAGGCTTGCCGAGCATATCATTGTATAAAGCTTGTTTAATGTTGTGACGCATATCGCTAAGAACAAGCTGCGCAACATCAAACTTACCTGCTGCTTGGATAGGCTGAAGGCCAGTTGACCCCATAGCTTTCGGTATGATTGTGCCGGGCACTAAGTTTATCGTGTCAGGGTTGATTACACCGTCATCTTCCATCTGATATATGCCAGAGATCGACATCTGCGCGTTCTCAAGTATCAACTGAATGGTAAGGTTGGTTGTCTTGATTGAAGACAGGGCATTAAGTAGTGGCCCTCGCCCATATACTTCACCTGCGCACTTTCCCCAACGAAAGCAAACAAATGGATTAGAACCCAGACCGCTTAATTCCTTCGTATATAAGCAGGTGCTTGTTGTCAGGCAGATAGCGTAATGGAGATAGGAGTATTCGTTCTTTTTGGAGTAGTCTCTACAAACAATCTCAAGAACGGTAGTCTCTTGCTCTTTGCCCATCATGGCTTGCACCTTTGGGCTAAACTTGCCCTTCGGGTACATTAGCTCAAGATGATCGAACTTAACCTTCTTGCGCTCACGATAAACGTGGTCAATCTGTCCATTAGGACCATTCTCAAGAATTATATGCGGAAGTGGTATAGCCGAGAAGTTAATAGGATTAACTGCATCGCCTTCTTCTACGCAAAGAATACCAGTGCCAACTGCTAAATCCATGAAAGATTCATGCACTTCTTGGCTAAAGTTTGAGTTTTGCAAAACCTCAAAAACATATTCAGTTACTTCATCTAGCTGATTGTCTACGGCTTCTCTTTCGCTCTTGGGTACTTCACTCCCTGCCATAAGGTCAGCCCATCGCGCAAAGTTAGGAACTATACCAGACTGTAGACGGCTAGCAAATTCTTGAACTCCAACTACAGCCGTCTCGTCAAAGATTTTTTCATCTCTGCGCTGCCCTGCCTCTTCGTAATAGAATGATTCTCGTTGAGGCAACGCATACTCATAGCACTCTTCAAAAAGCGGAACCCATTTATCCCTTAAGGCTTTAGCCTTGTTGTACTTTTCGATGTACTTTTTTGCAATTGGATCATCAGCCATTAGCTAAACCTACCTAAAAATCCTTGACCAGCTGCTCTCATAAGCGATCTGCGACCTGCGCCACCGCGCATACCACCTCGGCGTTCAGTGCCTGACTCAATAGCTTCTTGGATGTCTTCGCGCTTTTGAGTAGCAGATACTTCTTTTACTTTTTGCTCCGCTGCATCTGCCTCAACGCGCTGTTCAGCAGCAACTTTCTTCTCTTCTTTTGAAGGCCCAAAACACATAACGCGCTCCTTTATTTTTTACATTCGTAACCATAGAACAAGATAAATCACAATGCACAAACTACATTCTTGCCCAAAACCCCTGCTTTTTAGTGCGTGACTGCTTAGAAAAGACATCAAAGCTACGCCTTGCAACAGATACCTTTGCAGGTTTTTGTGTATTCATAAGCGCTCGACCCTCACCTGCACCCAAGAAAAGATACTGTGCAGCATCGTGAACGTGGCTAAACATATTCTTGTCTGGCTTGTCTGCGTACCTTTCGCCAGAAACTTCCATGCGCTTGTACGCATAGCCGCCCTCAAAGCCTTTGATTAGCTGTGGGCATCTGCGATCAATTAATAAAGCAGGTTTACCTTCGACCATCTTAGTCAATTGGGAGGAGACTGACTCAAGCCGAAGGTCAACGGAGTTGGAAGGCGCAGGGAACGCCCTCAAACCTGCTCCGCGCAAGATGTGAAATGGAGTAGATTCATCAGTCTGTGCGCGGAAATCACCTGCGGGGTCGCCATAGATTATTACTTCCGACGCTGCCGCAAACCTTATAGCTAGCTCGTTTCTAAGAACTTCGGCAAAACGCACGATGCCCATGTCTACGGCCACAATTTCGGATTGAATAAACCATCGCCCTCGAACCTTTTGTCCAAGCACTGCCGCAGGGGTCAAGCCAAAGTCCACGCCAACATATACTGGAGAATTTGCAGCTACTGGTATTTCTTCTTTTGCTATGTGCACTTCTGCTGCAAACATCGGATAGACAGGTTTTCCATCTTGGATGTGGCCCAGACGATTCATCACATACACATCTATCCATGATTTAGTCTTACCCCTTATCAAATTGGAATAATAACTCTTGAGCATGTTCTTGGTGTTTTCAGCCTTAGGATTTGGCTCGTAGTCTTCTATCTCGCCCTCTTCACCCTTCTTCTCAACCATACCGCAGGGTTGGGTATAGAAAGACCAGTTGTCTGGCTTAACCAACATCTTAGCTTGCTCACGCGGTATATGATCTGGCACTGGAACTTCACCTGCCATAATCGGCCACCAGTGATCTTCTTCGGGTGCGTTGGTATCGGCAATGACACCAGTCCAAGTAGGGCCGCCATCACGCATAGAAGGAAAACGCCCAACACGCATAGTGCAAGCGTCAATAATGCTCTTGGCAATTTCTCTAGCTTCATTAATCCAAACGCCAGTCAGTTCTAAGGATAGCAATTTCTTCACATCTTCGGGGCGGTCTAAGGCTAAGAAGATAACCTCAAGGTCAATGTCGCCCTTCTTAATGTGATGCGTATATGGCACTGACCAAGTGAACTTGCCCCAGTCTGATTCTGGAAACCAGTCAAGCCATGTCTTGATGGTGGTAGTTCTAAGTTGAGGATTGGTATTACGAATGATTGCCCATCGGCTTTTGCGGATTCCGTCTGGCCCTTTGCCCTGTTGGATTGCGCGGCGAAACACTTCTACACAACAGCCAACGGATTTGCCAGAACCGACTGGCCCTCTTACGCCACGAAAGAATGTATCGTCTTTCATAAATCCCTTGAGGACTTCCCCATCGGGTTTGTATTTGAAGTCTATCATCTAAGCCCTTTGTCCACTCCAGAGCGAATCATATTTTCAACCACCTCTGGGGCAATGCTATCAATCAGCTTATCGCACTCATGGTCGGTAACAAAGTGATGCCCATGCTTTGCAATGACGCTTGATAGATGAACCTTGCGAACAATGCCGCGAAGCATATCACGGTCTTGTTGAGTAATTGTAGAAGTAAAGCTCACTTCTTTTTCTTTTTCTTTTTAGGCGCAGCTTTCGATTCATCAATGTCAGGCGTAGAAGGATTGTCAGCCTTGTACGACCCCTTGGCTGTTCTTGCCTTCACTGGCTCTGGCCCTTCAACCAAACGCTTGCTATCAGCCATGCGCGTCTTGCCAGTATAATGAATCCCTGCAATCGTATGGGTTTCGCCAGTCCAAAGTTCGTTAGTGTGTGCAATATAAAAAGCCATGATTCCTCCCTATGGTATTTTATCCCTGTCAGCCTCTTGCTGCTTTGCGTCAGACTTAAACATCTGCCGTTCCATTTTTTTTATTCGCTGTAGCAAAGAATGGTGACGAGCAGTTATAGTTCTTTGACCAAGCTTCCTCGCTTCTTCCATGTTGTCTTCAAACTTCTTGCCTTTAAAGTACCTCGCAAAAAGCCGCTTGGCTTTATAAGGGTATTTACCTTTAAGTTCATTCTCAATAGCGTCAGCCGCATCAGTCAAAACGGTATAGCGGTAATTAAAACGATCTTCTGGCTTTTGTGGATTAGGCATCAGTATTTACTCTTTAGCGCTGTAAGCATTGAAGACTGCATCGCGCCGCCGCTTGGCTTTGGAACATCCTTCATCTTAGGCTTGCTTCTTTTAATCTTGCTTTGAAGCAAAGAAGGAAGAGGGCCATAGTCAATCTTCATTTCCTTATAGTAGTCTTCTGCGCTTTTACCACCGCCACACATAACTAAGCCTTTCCTGCTTTAGCGTTCCTTTTAATAGACCGATTAGCCGCCCTAGCTATAGAGCGCAAATTCTTAGAAGAGTTGTCTTGCGGATTGCCATTCTTGTGGTCTACATCCTTGCCATCATTCCGCTTGGCCTTGCCAGACTTCTCCAACTTGTAACGAGCCTTCTTCCTTGCCCTGTTAGCCGCCATCCGTTTAGGCGACTTGTCGTACTTGCCCTCGCCAGACATAGAATAATCGCGGACATAATTCTTACCACTTGGCACTACATCTGCCTCTTCTTAGCCATAGATAGCAAAGACTGATCTTTGAGAGGCTTGCTAGGAGAGTACATACCGCCGCCGCCTTTGCCGCTTGATTTCTTAACCACTTTGCCGCCTAGCTTCTTAAGCTTAAGCTTCAAGGACTTTATTTGATCCCTTGCGTGCCTAGCTGCCGATTGCTGCTCAAATGGAGAAACAACATCAAAACCTGCTTCAAGCTTATCTAGGAAGGATTCATGGCTGGAAATTTGCTGTTGAATCTCATTGCGCTTGCGACGAACAACAGCAGCACGATTTAATTTCTTACTCATCTTTTTTCTTCCTTAAGTATCCACCACTCTTGAGAGCAGCCTTGGCGACAGTCATGTCAGCCCTCTCTGGCTGCTTCTCTGGGGTACGATCAAATCTACTCATGTCAGAACCTTATGCAGATAAAAATATTTTTGACAATGCACAAATTAGCCCACATTCGTGGGCAAGCTCTGAAGGGAAATAATGTGAGTGGTAGACCCCCTTACAGTTTTCAACCGCAACTTTTCCCCCACCCCCCTACCTAAGCCCAAGCATTGCAGGTCGTTTTCTGGCAAACGCAGCGAAGATCAACCAAGGTCAATAGATACACGTATGTCTCCTGCCACCTGCACTTGAGAACGGTCAATAGGTTTATACCCTGCACGATCCAGCAAATCCTTACTGGCTTCCAACTGGACATACTCAGACTTAGCCCCTGTTGCTAGCCTTCTAATAGTTCCAGCTGCTAGGGTAGCACTCATTCCAAATTCTTCATTCATCCTCTGCATCAGGTACTGCTGCACATGGGGCAACTTCATAGTCTTGGTAGCAGTCACTCTTCCAGACTCGCCCTTACTGTATCCTGCTAGCTCTGCGGCTTGAGCCAATGTGCATCCCTTTGCTACAATGGTGTCTACCAAAGCGGTCTGTTTATCGGTTAGCTTTCGGGTCACTGGAATCATATGAAAATCCTTTCTTCTATGCTGATGACACGCACATAACTAACTGTTGCTGTCTGTGTTTGCTAGATGGTGCAAGCATCATAAAGAAAGATTCATTGTATATCTCATTCGCTTGCCCCCCTCTCCCTCTCTCCCCCCACGATAGCACTATTCCTTAATGCGCTGTCAATAGTGACGTAACGTAACCTTGCCAATTACGTGGGGTCACACCTTGCCAAAAGCATTGACGTAATTTGGGGCAATTTTGCATTTAATTGTGCTTCGCTCTCTTCTTTGCAAAACCGCGCTACTCATCAAAGACAGAGCCACAAGTGTCTCTGCGGCCTGTGGGCCGTGAGTATCGCATTGGCCTAGTGAGGATAGGCGATACGCTATTCACAGTTCATTGCCTGATGCAGTGTACAAGAATGATTGTCCCAATCATGTCACTCCGTTAGCTCTTCCGAGAGACAAGCTTGTTAAGCTTGACCAAATGACCTTTAAAAAGATCAAACAAACAAGAAAAAGAATACTGAATTTTCTTGCGAAAATACTCTAATAAAAAGATTTGGCTAAGACGCCAAAGTCGGGGGTTGCAGAACCGTCATAAAGCAACGGCTTGCCAAGATCAACCAGATTGGCGGCCTTCATACATTCTTAGTGTTCCGTCTGCTATCCCTCATGTTGTGCTTCTTGGCTTGTCTTGGCGTGTGTGAGTCGGGCAGACGGTGGCGTATGAACCTTCCGCAAATCAGGTTGATCTTGGAAGCTGCGTTTTAGTTGTGCTGCGCCCTGTTTAGTGGCAACGCTTGCGCGTTGCTGTGCAGCCAAGTCCGATGCTTTAAGACGAACCTGCGGCCACCCCCGACTTTGGGTCAAGCCAAATCGAAGAAAAACAGCAACCGATCTAGATAAAGGAGTTAAGATCATGGCTAAATTGAATGTAGAAACGCACAACGCAGACGGCAGCACCAACGTTGCCTCAGATGAAATGGTCATCAACACGGACGTACAACGCCGCATCGGACTAGAAGCTTGCGAAGCTTTGACAATGTGCTTTGCAGGTGGCGACGAATACCAAGGGCGCAACATCGCAACCCAACTTTGCCGCATGGTGGATTTCATGTTGCCCTATCAGCAAGACCAACTAAGCACCTTTGAAGCTGACAAGGTTGTACTTGCGGAGAACCCCAACAAAGCAAACTACGACGAAGAGATGGAAGAACTGCAACGCAAGATCGACGAGAAAGCGATTAACGTAAATCAACTCCTGCTACTGCGCGACATCACCCGCAAAAGCTTTGCCACCACGCAAGGCTTTAAATATATCCCGAAAGAAACAGGCGGGCGAAAGCCAACAGGCGTAGCGGCAACCGCAGCTTTCTTAGCAAAGCGCAAGTAACAACAACAAGGGGCAGCGCAAGTTGCCCCCTCACTTTCTTTTCTCAAAATGGTGTCGATATGAAAAACCCAAACAACATGACAAAAAAAGAACTGCTGCAGCTAGTCAAAGACTTGCTTGAGCAAAACGCTGAACTTGTTTGCGTCCCCGAGTTCATCCGCGACAGACGGCAACTTCACAGCTTCATCATTGATGCGTTTAAAAACGACGATTACGAGGAAACGCAAATCATCCTTGATGGGATCAACCAAGGAACACAGGTTCGGCGCTTGATGCAGCAAAACGCAGCCGCAGCACTTGAAGCCAAGAGGTTCCACTGGTCATAACAACAGGGGGCGGCGCAAGCTGCCCCAAAATCGCCAAAATGTGTGCCATGCTATTCCTCATTCTTCGGGCATGGTCACTTGCGGTCACAACCGCCAAAATGAATCTCGCTTTATTCCGATCAAAGATCGGGCGAGATAAGAACATAAACCACCCAGAACAACAGACTGGAGAAACAGCAACCAACCACCGCAGAACGCAAGCCTCAAAAAAAATAAGGTATGGGGACACAAGCGGGACTATTTACTACGGTGAGTTTTACTTGTGGAAGGTGTGGAAGGTTTTGATGGGTAAGTAAAAGACGATTTACTTACCAAACCAAAAGCGTCCGAGTAATTAGTATACTGATCTTAAACTAAAGAACAGTATACAACCACAAGTAAAGTGTCCGGTTATTTATATAAGGAGACAAAGTGACGTAACGTCACAATAGATTATTAATTATTAACACTGCATACTAGCAGTTGTTAAGCCCTTGTTTAACTGCAGGGGTTAGTGATTCGCAGACCCGACATGCTATGGAAATTTGTCATGGGTAAGGTTTGCAGGTTCAAATCCTGCCTCTGCGAGTTGCTTCACAAACCGTCCAGAAAGGAGAACATCATGGACAACAAAACTAGACTGTACTCAACACTCAACACAATGAAGATCGTTAAGAATTTTGTTATGGATCGACAGAATTATCTTAACTTGCTTGAGTATTATTCAGCGGCTATCGAAGTGATCTTCGATGAAACAGCTTACAAACCAGAGGCTGTCGCTAGAGTCAGGGTGCTGACACGATCCTTTGAAGATGAAGATTTAAATTACAAATCTTTTTATCTCAGAAAGGATACCTTTGAAGATGATGTGCAAGAAATTGATGACCACATTAAGTCATTGCCCAATCTGAAGTCAGCAAAACAAGCCGTCTTAATGAGGCAGCTTGAAGCAGTAAGAGAAAGTTCAGACGATCTTGGCTTGGACTTCTCAGCAGCGATCACAGAGATCATGGAATCTCTATCCTCTAACATCTTAGAAGCCCCGAAGGGAGATGTCGCATGACATTCATGAAACCTATCAACGATTGGAACTTCCCAATCAAGATGATGCCAACGCCTAACGCCGTGACTGGTGAGCCTGTACCCAATTCGGTACAGGTGATCCGCACTGACACTGATGAAGTGATGGGCGTTCACGGCAGTAAATACAAACCTGTCAGCCATGACCTAGCTGTTGAATCAATCCTTGATGCAGCCAAAGCAGCCAACATTAGCTCAGACTTCAAGACTAAGATCGAAGTCTACGAAGGTGGTCGCAAGCTAAGAGCTAAGATTATGTGGCCTGATGTAACTGTTGAACCGCAGGTCGGTGACTATGTGCATTACGAAGCGCTAGCAACTAACAGCCTTGATGGTAGTTGGTCGTTCGCTCAATGGAGTCAAGGCAATCGGTTATGGTGTCTGAATGGTTGCACTACTGCTGATGTCTCTGCTTATTCTAAATATAAACACACCCGATCTATCAATGTAGCAGGATCAGCTATTAAGATCGCCAATGGCATGTCTGCTTTCAAAGAACAGAAAGGCATATGGCAATCTTACATGGGTGTGAAGGTCAGCAATGACCAAGCAGAAAGCTTCTTTAAGAAGCACCTCTGCAAAATGCACACTCGCCAAGCCAACACCCTCAAGACCAACGAGCGGCAGCTTAACAACCTGTTGTTTCAATGGAGCGAAGAGAAAGCAGCACTCGGCCCGAACAAGTGGGCTTTATACAATACCCTAACCCATTGGGCGACACACACTCAGGATATGCGCAGCCCTCATACAGCGCGTCATAACCGTGAGGCAATCATCACCAGTGCAATGCGTTCTAGCGCATGGAAGGAGCTAGCATGAAGGCAACACGCCAACACTACGAATACATAGCGGACAACTTAGCGCCGCTTGTATCATCGCCAATCGTAATCGAACAGATTGCTGATGACCTTGAGAAACTAAACGACAGGTTTAATCGTAAGAAGTTTCTCGCAAGAGCCATTGCTAATTGGGAGCAGCAAAATCTGCCCCCGATTATTGATGACGAAATCCCATATTAAAAGGAGAACCAAAATGGGAATGAAAATTATCCGTGGATTAAAAATACCAAACCCAAAGGGTCAAGGCTTAAAGTCAACCCTTTGCCTAATGGAAGTTGGGGATGCTGTTAAAGCAGAGTCAAAATACCAAGCCACTTACATTAGAAAGCTAATGATTAATCTTGGCTTTACTGTAACTCAACGCAAGTTAGGCGATGATATTTATGTATGGAGGTTAAGTTAATGATTGGCGTTGTTCGTAACGACTGCATTCATGATCCAGATGCAGCAACAGCAAAGCAATACTACCGCATGGGTCAATTGCTTTATGAGTGTACGTTTCTAAACCCTCACTCAGTTGTTCCAATGCCGGAGCTTTCTATGCCTGTCTCAAAAGATACAGCATCAGATTATATCTCTGAGTTGTTAGAAACTAAAAACGCTTTGCGCATTGAGTGGATTAAAAACAATCCAAGTGCAATGCCGCCTTGGATGAAGGAAGGAGAGATCAGTGACAAAGACTGACATCGAAGCGGCAATTCAGCGCAAGAAGAATGAATACAATGCGCTGCTTGAAGAGTATGGCTCTGGTGTTAGGCCTAGTTGGGTATCATCAGACCTTGCTTACATTGGCATAGACATACAAGGCTATAAGCTTCAACTAAAAGAACTTGAGGTTGACTTCTAGCTGCGTCTATGCAGTAAGTGCGGTATGAAATCGTACTTACAAACAGTAATAGATTGTTCAACGGAGTATAGTATTCCGTTGAGCAAAGCTTTTCAAAGGGCGCAAATCCCCACATCAACATACTATCGCACGATCAATGGAGCGACAGAGCTAAGGTACGAGACAGCCGCAAAGGTATTCAATGCCATCGAAGAGCTTCACTCGATTCAACAAGCCCGTGACTATACCCAGAGATTACGAGAAACTAATCAAAATGTTAATCGACGCTCGGTTCGAGCAAGGTTTAAGCCAAGAATCGCTAGCCTATAACATCGGGTGTACGTCATCACTGATCCACAAGTGGGAATCTCACAAGAGAATCCCATCTGGTTTTATGCTGATGTGTTGGTTAGACGCATTAGAATATGACATCAAAGTCCAAAAGAGGTAGTGCAATAACTTGCATTGCTTGTGAAACAGTAACGAATTGGTTCGTTGCTATTTGTAAAAACAACAGTGCAGCTACCAATGAAAAGCATTGGTACGTC